GGAGATGTTTATTCAGTAGATGACATAAAGGATGATTGTATTCGTCTTTATGGATTTGAACCCTGGTATGATACCTATCTCTTTTCACCTTATAATCATGGTGATTGTTTCCAGCATTATGACTGGTTACAACATTATCAATATCCCGTCCCCTCTAGAGGGAGGATGGAGATTAAATTAAGACGGATCAATTGGATGCGTGAGGGTCGTCTACAACAGGTAGATATTAATGATATCCAATGGTATGCTGGTAATGAATTAGAAAACCCTGGATTGTATTGTAACTGTTGTGACGGCCAAAGAGTCATCGATTCTGATATTACCTATCCAGGAATATTACTAGAAGGTATAGAAAACTATACTGGAAAACGATATCGTGCAATGGATGGTTCCCATAGAATCCAAAAGATGTTATACTATGGATATACACATGCACCCTGTTATGTGTTCCATATTGATGACATCATCAATTATTTTGAACCAAAGGAGGAATGAATGGCAAAGGTAAAGAAGTCTCTGACTGGAGAGACTATGATCGAGGCAACACCTAAGAAGACTCGACAAGGAATGGGTAAGCATACTAAACTGTCTGCTACCTCTAGTAATGGAAAGAAAAAGCGTTATCGTGGTCAAGGACGTTGATTGAAGAAAATGCCATGATTTTATACACCTATCTTGCTCCCAGTAAAGTCTGTGACGGGGTGGGTGTTTTTTCTTTGATTGATATTCCTAAAGATACAATTATCTTTCCAGAATCAAAAGGATCTATTGATAGGAAGGTCTCCTGGTCAGAAGTAGATCCATCAGCACATAAACAACTTAAATCTCTCTGTCAACATGACAATGAGGGATTTTATATTGATTGTGATATTAATCGTATTGATATTGCATACTATGTTAATCATTCAAGTAAACCAAATGTGCACTTTGACAAATTAACTTATGAATTATTTGCTATGGATAATATTATGAAAGGAGAGGAATTGACTCAATTTTATGCGCCTTATGAGAGAGATTGGTAATGCTCAATGAAATGGAGTGTGATTGTAGAATTCGTCTTAAAGATACGAACTACAAAGAGACCAATTATGTTTTATTAGAACCAGACTCATATGATGAGTGTGTTCAGATTTATATCAAGTATTGTCAATATAAACAATTTGGTGATATGATTCCTCTATTCAAGGAAGAATTTACACTTGATATTGCTGACAGAATAGGTTATATTGATAACAATAATCGTCTTTGTGCTTTCTCTGTCATATGGAAATTGCCAAGTGTAAATTCTCTTTATACCAGCTATTTTGCCTGGGACTATGAAAATCCTGAATTAAGGATAGGTAATAAGTCTGTAAGAAGTGAAATAGCACGTTACAAAAGACTAGGCTACGAATATTATTATCTTGGTCCGGCAATGCCCTATAAGAAACAATTACAGGGTTATGAGATTGCTGATGTATCCAAGACTTTCAAATTTCAAAACAATCACATTATTTGGCACTAATGGCTTACTTAAATCACAGTTTACCAGATTGGTCTTGTTACATCCGTAATGAGTTCCTGTATAATCATAAGAGTGGTCATGGTGAAGTAACCAAGGCTGATGTCCATAGTGTTGCCAGTATGGAAAAAAGAGTGCCACTGTTCGAGGCATTTCTGGAGACTGGTGTTAACTGGACACGGAGACCTCTTCATGCGTTCTGTTGGAAACCAGATGCGGTAATTGAACCGTTGGAGACAATCATGTACTGGGATTGTTTCAGCCCGTATGTAGACGTTCAGAGACGGCAGAGACTGGCCGGACTACAAGCAGAACTGATTCGTCCAGATAACACTAAGGTTTTGGGTGAATACATGTTTACCCTTGACTGGTCCTGGGAGAACAAGGGTGTACCTGATTTAAACTATTCAGAGACACCAGAACATAAGTGTGCTCACCTGTTCAAGGTAGAGACTGGTAACTACTACGCTTATCCTAATAACCGTATTATCTGGTTTGATAATGCATGGACCTTTAATCGTATTACCAAGAACCCTGGTTATGAAATTGACACCACAGTGTACAGCGTAGAGAACAAGAGACGTATAGAAACGTCCGACCACTACATGTACGAGGTCACACAATTAGATGACACTAATTACTATGATGATATGAGTGAGGGTAGATCTAAAGAAGCAATTGATTGGTATAATGGTACCCATCCCCTTCAGAGAGAGGTAGAGAACCCCATCGATACATATCACTCCCAAGAGGGAAGATACGCCGATCCACAATAAATAGTCAAAAAGTGATATGGAAAACCAAAACTTCCTAAGAGAGATCAACAACGATCAAAAGACTCCTAAGAATAAGAAGAAGGTTCGTGAGGATGGTTTCTATGAGGCATCTGAAGCAGATTACAAGGACTTCTGGGAGAACGAAGATACTAGTGAGATGCTGACTGAATAATTTACTTTTAGCCGTCTAAATAACTGAGAATTGTTGTATATTAATTAAGTGCCGATCCGAAGGTTAAGTCAAGGCTTTAAGGACGTTAGTGCTACATTTCAGGTCAATCCTATCAATGAAGATTTGATTGTTACCTTTAATGAGAATGCTATCGCCCGTGCCGTGCGTAACCTGGTATTCACTGTACCTGGGGAGAAACCATTTCAACCCCGTGTCGGTAGTCAAGTTTCGCAACTTCTTTTTGAAAACTTTGATCGACTTACAGCTCAGACTATTCAAAAAGAAATTACTGATACTATCAATAACTATGAACCCAGAGTTGATTTAACTTCTGTTGTAGTGACTCCCAATTTTGATAGTAATGCATTTGATTGTGTCATCAAGTATGACATTATTGGTATTGATGTATTACCACAACAATTATCATTTGCATTGCAGCCCACTAGGTAAATGCCATTAGTCAATTTTAGTAACTTAAACTTTGATCAGATCAAGGAGTCCATTAAGGACTACCTTCGTGCTAACTCAAACTTCACTGACTATGATTTTGAGGGGTCAAACTTAAGCACAATCGTAGATACATTAGCATATAATACGTACATTACTTCATATAACGCCAACATGGTGTCTAATGAGGTATTCATCGATAGCGCCACGTTGAGGGAGAACGTGGTGTCTCTAGCACGCAATATAGGATACGTTCCAAGGTCACGTAAAGCATCATGTGCTAACGTAACTTTTACTGTAGATGTAAGTAATACCACAGCTGTTACTGTAACTCTTAAGGCCGGTGCAGTATTGACTTCCAGATCAACTGGAATCACTAAGAATAAGAACTATATCTTCTCAATCCCCAACGATATTACCGTTCCTGTAGATTCACAAGGTAGAGCAAACTTTAGAGATATCAAGGTATATCAAGGAACATACATTACACAAACTTATACTGTCAATTTAACCGACCCCTCACAGAAGTTTATTCTTCCAAACTCCGGTATTGACACTGATCTTTTATCAGTTATTGTAAAAGATACTAAAGAATCGACAGTTCAAAGAAAGTTTGAACTCTTCAATAGTCTCTTTGATGTCACAGCATCGACTAGAGCCTACTTTATTCAAGAAATTAGTCAAGAAAGATACGAACTTCTGTTCGGTGACGACGTTTTTGGTGTCAAGTTAGAGAATAACAACTATATCGAGGCCAGTTACATCATTTGTGATGGTGCAGAAGCCAACAATATTACCAATTTTACCTTTATTGGTAATATGAGAGGTAATAATGGTAATGCAATCAGTCAAGGTGTGTCGGTTGTAACCACGGAAGTACCTTCCAGAGGTGGTAAAGCAATTGAAAATGTCGAATCAGTCAAGAAATATGCTCCACAAATCTACGCTTCGCAGAACAGAGCCGTTACTGCAGCTGATTACGAGGGTCTGATTCCTCAAGTTTACCCTGAAGCAGAGTCTGTATCGGCTTTTGGTGGTGAAGATCTGTTCCCACCTCAATATGGTAAGGTATTCATCAGTATCAAACCTTACAACGGTGTCTTCCTTTCGAGTGCCATTAAAGAAAATCTACAGTTTGCAATTAAGAAATACTCTGTTGCAGGTATCAGACCAGAGATCATTGACCTGAAGTACCTGTATGTTGAGGGTCTGGCTGATACTTACTACAATACTAACCTGGCTCCATCACCATCTTTCGTTCAAACTCTGGTTTTACAGAATATTGCCACTTATGCTGACTCCTCTGACCTGAATCAGTTTGGTGCTAGATTCAAATATTCCAAGTTCCAACAGGTTATTGACCAAAGTCATGAGTCAATTACCTCTAACATTACAAATATTAATATGAGAAGGGACATGGTTGCCAAACTCAACCAGTTCGCAGAGTATGAGATGTGTTATGGTAACCGTTTCCACGTTAAGAACCATGGTCACTCTGCAGTATTTGAGGGTGAACTACTTGGTTACAACATCAGATCTACAGGATTCCAGGTAAGTGGTATCAGTGGAACCGTATATCTTGGTGATAAGCCTTCTGGAAACCTTGAGGGTGGTACATTGTTCCTCTTTAAACTCAATTCTCCTACTGAACCAATCGTTGTAAAACAGAATGTAGGTGTTATCAACTACATCAAGGGTGAGATTAAACTGAACCCTCTTAACATCATCTCTACAGTCGTCAATAAGTCATCACCAACCATCGAAATTTCTGTCCAACCATACTCAAATGATGTGATTGGACTCCAAGATCTCTATCTACAATTGGATGTAAATAATACAGTTGTTA